GTTTTACTAATGGGTCGGTAGAATATTACGAGTATGGATATAGATATATTGATCCATACTCTGCGGAATATGTAGAGGATGTAAGACGAGTAGATGACTCAAGATTTTCTACTTGGATTAGAATGGGATCAACCTTTAATCCTCCAAACCTTGATGCTCAAGTACAAATAATATTTAGAGCATCATTTCTCTCTGGATCACAAGCATCAATAATTCTTAATGGATTAACTGTAGGACAATGGTCAGAAACAACAAATGACAGATCTTTGGGTGTAGTTCCAGTGTTGATGAATACAGAAATTACAGATATTTTTGGAACAGTATATGGAGTAGAGGCAGAGTCATATGGATTATCATCAAACAATGGATACACCTTTGTAGAAGATGGTAGGCTTTTGGCTATCAATAGTGGAATTCCTATGGTTTATGGATCAGACAATATCACTAGATTAAATCCATCAGATCTTATCCCGTCGTTAATAGTTCCTGGATGTGGAATGCTAAATGAACTTGGAAAATATAATTCATACACGATGGAAATGTGGCTAAGAATAGAAAACAATAACAAAGAATCTAGAAGAATTTGGGGTCCAGTATCTAGTACTTATGGATTATATATTAAAAGAGGCTACATATCTTTAGTTATTGGAAACTCTATTGGATCTTACTTTGTATCTGAATGGTACAGACCAATGCTTGTTCACATTACTGTAAGAGAAAATGCAGCATCCGTACTGATCAATGGAGAGGAAGTCATATCTATTGCATATGATACAGTTGATTTGATCTTGCCTGGAATCTTTCAAAACTGGATGGGTTTTTATTGCAATAATGATATGCCAATATTTGAACTTGATTGTGTTTCGATATTACCCTATGTTATTCCTGCACAAGTTGCAAAAAGAAGATTTGTTTGGGGGCAAGGGGTAGAAAGTCCAGAGGCGCTTAACTCTGCATATGAGGGAACTGTGGCATACATAGATTATCCTTATGCAGAATACACAGCAAATCAATCTTATCCAGATTTTGCAAGATGGGATGCAGCATATTCAGAAAACCTAGTAAAGACTAGACAATCAATATCAATACCAGATTATAAACTTCCAATAATATACCGTGGTCAAAAAACATTACAAAACTTTTATGATGATAACTATTCAATTCAAGAGATTGATCATCAAAGATTCATGTCATTTAGACCAAACAATACTTGGACAGAACCATGTTATTACTTATTTAATTCATTGAACATGTTGACAGAAGTTGTGCGAGGGATATGGGGGGTTTTTGAAGTTGAATCTCCTACAGTATCGTCAGAGCCATTAATTCATTTTACAAATTCCATAACGGGTGATTCATTTAAGATAGATATAAATGGGTTGGTCGTTACATACAAACTATATAAGAACAATTCAACAACACCACAAGTATTCAAGACTGAAACAATAACTTTAGGATATCACTTTGTCGTAGGACTTAACTTACCAAAACTATTTTCAACATTTGGAAGTCAAGTTGGAGATTTCTTTGGTAATCCCTCAGCAATTGAAATAAAAGTTGGTGGAGATGGAGTAGACACGTTCTCTGGTTGGATATATCGCGTTGGATTTTCAAATCAATCAAATCTAGAGAAAATACAAAATCATTTTGATAGTCAAGGTATCGCTATTCCATTGGATGGAGACTTGCTTAATGATCACCTAGGATCATATACCCTCTTGCCAACAGAGGATTTTGGTAGGTTCTATTTAGACATAGGAGTTTCTTCTTATTGGGAAGAGTACTATCCTCTAACATATTTTTCGGGGTACATCAAGGATTCGTTTGGGAATGAATTCTATGATTTAGATTTTCTTCAGTATAATATTAGTTACCCAACAACAACAGTAGTCATAGAGGATACTGTTACTGGATCTTGGACGTATGAAGAATTATCAGAGGATTACGCATCTCCAACAATAAGGCCATATGAAGCATTAGATAACGAGTTCATATCTGGATACGGAAACTATAATGATTTAAAAAATAAGTCTGTAACCATAACATCCTATGATTTCTCCAATTCTTCAGTTAGATCGTATATGACATTTCAAAAAATATCGGATGGAGCCAATAAACCGCTATCTGAATATTCAATCTATCAGTCAATACCTTCAAGCGGAGTTTTAGATGTAAATAAATTTTCTAATAAGTTCAGTACAAAATTTGAGATAAAGGATCAATCAATCATCTATCCACCAAAAACACTGGGAATAGACAACACTGCTTTAGTTGTTCACTTAGAAATAGATATTTACGGAATAAAGACAAATCCATTAAACATAAGAAAAATGTCTCTTGCATCAAAGTCATTAAACTCTGGAGATTTTAATCAAATAGGAACAAGATTTGGAAACAAGATCTATCCATATTCTAAAACTGGAATATACTATGATCAAACTAGGCATAATCCATATTCAATTTATAGAGACAGTTCTCCTTATTTATATTTAACAAAATACTCTGGGGTAGAATCACTGGGAAGTCGTGAATACCAGATAGAGAGGGGAATATCTATGCCCATAAACTCTCAACAGACTTCTGGGGATAAAATAAGTGCAATGCAATTATGGGTTAAATATACGGAAGACTTTTTCCCACAATCGCCCACAACACTATTTTCATTAGATTCATCTAACATAGATATCGCTTTTAATATTGTTACAGATCAAAGCGCCAGTCGTGGCAGACTATATTCAACAAACTTAAACACAGGACAAGACTATATAGATTTAACATTCTATCAAGATGGTATTGAAGTTATCAACCCATATCTAGAAAAAAATAAATGGACATCAATCGGTATAAGTTTTGGAAGTCCAATAAGTTTTTCAAATTATACTGGAGCAATTAATCTATTCCAGTCTGCAATATTTAACGACATTGCATATTACAAGGCAACAAGTTTACAGGAAGCCCAGTCAGTTATCTATAGAAGATGGGATAACATTAATGGAACACCTATAGATCCTTTAGATTGGCAGTACTGGATTTCAAACATTGATCCGTACGGTAAGTGGGACAACATGCTTAAACTTGCAGAAAAGAATATCTATGGGGTAAATCCAGAAACGTTGTATAAATCATATACTGGTACAAATCGTCAAATAGTTGATGATTCAGAGTTCTTACTTATATCTGAAACTGGCATAACAGTGTTTGCAAGTGGAATGAAGGATGAAACGTACAGTTCTACCTATCCACTTAAAACGAGATCTGTTATTACCGATAGTCCTGAGTGGTTCACTTATAGCAAAAAACCAGTATAATCTGGTACAATTGTGGTTATGAGTAATACAAGAAAACCTAAAATTGGTAAAACAAGAATAACGCACATTGACAAGGGAACTGGTCAAAGAAATATGTTTGGCTATGAGTGGGGTCTTTATTTCTGGAGACTACCAAATGGTCATCTTTTTAAAGACAATGAAGGAAGAATGCTTAACGTTCCTTCAGTAAAAGGAGATATTAGCCAGATGTCTAAAATTCGTCAAGCAGCGGCATCATATGGTCAACCAGATGGTGAGGCTTGGTTCTACGCTGGTGCAAATCGTGCAACGGATGAAGAGTATAGTGAGCAACTTGATCGTTTGGATCAAGGTCTTATTCCATCAATGAATGATCTTGGTGCAGTAGATGCAGCACAAAAATCTCTTGCATTATATGGAGATGCTGAATAATGACTGAACTTTTAATAGATGCAAAACTTGCAGATGCAATAATCAATAATGAGTTTCTTAATTCAGATCCTTTTAATAAAAGTTGGGATAGTCTTTTAGAATTAAATGGATTAAATAAGAATTTCAAACGTAGGATTTCTCGTACAGAAAAAGCAAATACTACAATTAATAACGTTCCTCGTCAGGCAGATGGTCAAGTTTCAGAAAGATACCTTTCTGATTCTAATGCCATTGGTCAGTCGGTAAGTGGAGACGCTAACTCAAAAAGAATCAATCCTGGACAAGTATATAGAAATGGATATGGAATATTTGACTTAATTACCCCTCCCTATAACCTATACGAACTTTCAGCGTACTACGACACTTCTTTTGCTAATCACGCGGCAATAGACGCAAAGGTATCCAATACTGTTGGGCTTGGCTATAAGTTTGATATGACAACTGAAACACTTCTTAGACTAGAAGCAACAACAAACGAATCAGCAAAGACTAAAGCCAAAAAGCGTATTGAGCAATTAAAGATTCAGATGGCAGATTGGATAGAGAATTGCAATGATGATGACAGCCTTACGAAAACCCTCGAAAAGGCTATTACCGACATGCAAGCAACTGGAAATGGTTATATCGAAATTGGTAGAACTGTAGCAGGCGACATTGGATATATCGGTCATATTCCATCAACCACTATGCGTGTACGTCGTCTTCATGATGGGTATATTCAGATTATTGCTGGAACAATTACATATTTTAGAAATTTTGGCGCTACCAACTCTAATCCAGTAACAACTGACAATAGACCAAATGAGGTTCTACATCTCAAGGAATATTCACCACTCAATACATTTTATGGAGTGCCAGATATCATTGCGGCAATGACTTCCTTGCGTGGAGATCAAATGGCTGCTCAGTATAACATCGACTATTTTGAGAATAAGGCTGTTCCAAGATACATCATTACTGTTAAGGGTGCTAAGTTAACTCCAGAAGCAGAAGATAAACTTTTTAGATTTTTTCAAACAGGACTCAAAGGACAAAGCCACAGAACACTATATATTCCCTTACCTGGAGACAGCGAGGGAAGCAAGATTGAGTTTGAGATGCATCCTGTAGAAAATGGTGTACAAGAAGCATCATTCAATGACTATAGATTAAGAAATCGTGATGATATCCTTATGGCTCATCAAGTTCCACTATCTAAATTAGGTGGATCTGATACTGGCCTTGCAGCAGCAATGAGTCAGGATAGAACATTCAGGGATCAAGTTGCAAGACCTTTGCAGGAGTACATAGAAAAAGCAATTAATAAAATTATTAAAGAAAAAACAGACATAATAAAGTTATGCTTTAATCAAGTTAGCCTTACGGATGAGATTGCGGATTCTCAGATCAATGAAAGATATGTTAAGAATCAAGTTCTTACTCCTAACGAAGTTCGTGAAAAGATTGGATATCCACAAAGAGATGGTGGGGACAAGCCACTTGAACTAAATCCACGACAAGCCGCAGATGCTGCTGCAAATAGCAATGGAAATCGTGCAAGAGATACAGAGAGATCTAATAATCAGTCTGATGGTGCGGGTGCTGTAAGCGGTAGAAATCCAAAAGGTGAAGGGGCAAAGACATCGTAACGTAATTGTTATAAAATGATGTTATAATTACAATAGTCATGATTAAATTTCAAGAAACAAAAACAGCGATCAGTGGCAACCACTTGAACTTCTCTACTCCTATTTCCAAAATAGATGTTGAAAAAAGAATGGTTCATGGTTTTGCCACTCTTGACAACCTTGATCGTCAAGGAGATATTGTTCCTCTTGAGGCATCAATTAAAGCGTTTGAATCATTTCGTGGCAATATCAGAGAAATGCATCAGCCAATTTCTGTTGGCAAGGTTGTTTCTTTTAAGCAAGAGAAATACTTTGATGAACATACAAATAAGACCTACAATGGTATTTATGTATCAGCATATGTAAGTAAGGGTGCTCAAGACACTTGGGAAAAGGTACTTGATGGAACCCTTAGCGCATTTTCAATAGGTGGAGAAGTTCACGATGCAGAAGATGTTTATGACGAGCAATTAGAGAAGAAGTGCCAAGTGATAAAAGAATATTCTCTCAGCGAACTTTCTTTGGTTGACAATCCAGCAAATCAATTTGCTAATGTTATCAGTATTGAAAAGGGCGAGGGCACAGGATACTTAATGAAGGCAACAATTGAGAATGTTTTTTGGTGCAGAAAAGATGACGTTATTCAAATGGCATACAGTCAGAATAAGGCTTGCCCACAATGCGATAAGGCAATGGCAAATATTGGTTTTGTTGAAAGTAATGATTCAGAAAAAGCAACAGTAATCAAAAATATGGTTATTGAAATAAAAAAGACTTTAGTTCAAAAGAATATTGAGATTGGTTCATATGTTAGTTACGATGGACTATATGGCCGTGTAATTGATATTCTTTTTAAGGGTGGAGCCAGACTTTCGTCTGAAGAGGTTGCTATTATGGCAAAAATAGATGATCCTATTGTGATAATAAAATCATATTCACAAAAAGACGGTATGATAGTACCTACAAGTCGTCGCGTTATTAAAAATATTTCACTATTAGAAAAGGTTAATGCGATTAGTAAATCAGAGGTAAAGGAGGTAAGCAAGATGAATTCAGATATTATCGTTGTAGATGAAATTGAAAAGGGAATGAGCGAGGATCAAGTTAATCCACCAATGGAGGATGCTATCCCAGTTAGCGTCGATGACGCAACAAAAGCCCTTGAAATTGAGATCACAGAAGAAGATGACTTAGAAGACACAGCAGAAGTTGAGAATGATCCAGCAGAAGATGCAGCAGAAGGCGAAATGGATGATGAGACAATGAAGGCCGTTGCACCAGCAGCAGTCAGCGAGGAAGATGTTAATGCTACTACTAAAATGATTGACAGTATTAATGATCACCTTACATCTGCACTTTCCACTCTTGCTGAAACAGTAAAGGCTCTTGATGCCAAGATTGAAGGCATTAACAAAGCCATTGCTGGAGTTAGCAATGAGGTAAGTGAAGTAAAGGATAGTTTTGGTAAGCGTGTAGATGCCGTGGAAAAGGACACCGCTTTCCGTAAGTCTGCTGATCTTGGCGAGATCTTGCAGGAACAACCAGTAGTGGTTAGAAAATCACTATGGGGCGGCAGTTTCCTCAAAAATGCCGATATATTTAACTAAAAAGAAAGAAATTCAGGAGGTGAAACAAAATGGCACAAGAAATTATTAAGAACCAACCAAGTGATTCAGGAGAGTATGGCGATCCAAACCCAGGTCTATATCAGGGTCAGGGAGCAGTTGCAAACCTTGGAATCGGTGGTACTGACCCAGTAATGGGTGGTGATGCATGGGGAACAGCAGGAAACATTCCAGTTGCAAACTATGGGGAAACAACAGGCCCAAACGCAGTTAATCCAACTGGTGCTCCAGGTGGTATTCTAAACCCAGAACAGGCCCGTCGATTTATCGATTATGTCTGGGATGCAACAGTTCTCGCCCAAGACGGTCGTAGAGTTACAATGCGTGCAAACACGATTGAACTTGAAAAGGTCAACGTCGGTGAGCGTGTTATTCGTTCAGCAGCACAGGCACTTGGTGATTACCAAAATGCTGGTGCAACATTTACAAAGGTAGAACTTACCACAAAGAAGATTCGTCTTGACTGGGAAGTTTCAACTGAGGCACTTGAAGATAACATCGAAGGTGCAGCACTTGAAGACCATCTAGTTCGTTTAATGACAAACGCTTTTGGTAATGACATTGAAGATCTTGCGATCAATGGTAATGCAGGTATGGACCCATTCCTTGGTATCATGAATGGTTTTGTGAATCAGGTCACAACAGGTGGCGATGCTCATGAGGCCGTAGTCGATACAACAGGTGGATGGACACCAGAGGTAATGCAGGAACTTATTTATGCAATGCCACGTAAGTACCGTGCTATCAAGTCAGGACTCAAGTTCTATGCAGGCACAGATATTTTCGCAAACATCGTAAAGAACAACGGTACACTTGCAGATGCTATCTCTGAAGCACTTATGCCAAGAGTTAGCGGTACACCAGGGCGTCGTGAAGATTACCTTTCAGGTAATGGTCAGACATTCGGTGGCGCTCGTACCACTCGCGTTCTTGGTGTCGATGTTCAGGAAGTTCCTTACTACCCTGCGGATTATGTCGATTTGACATTCCCACAGAACCGTGTATGGGGATTCCAACGCGATATTACTGTTAACCGTGAATACAAGCCAAAGAAGGACACAATCGAATATACAATCTTTATTCGATTTGGTCTTACTTGGGAAGAACTTGACGCAGTTGCATTCGCAGAAGCATCACCAGTTGTTTCCTAATCAAAACAATGCTATGCTTTGGGGAGGGGCTTTTGCCCCTCCCCTTAAGCATATAATGATATAATTACTATAAAAGGAGGTACTTGTCATGACAGAATTATCAGTAGAGCAGGTAGAAGAAAATTTAGAAGTTGAAACTGTTATTGAAACAAAAGAAGAACCAATAGTCAAGGAAAAGGTAACAGAGTTTGTTGCTAAAGAAAACCCAGTTATAGAAAAGGTAAAAATTCAAGAAGCAACAGTAGCAGAAAATAACAAGGTTATTACTGGTCCAAAAAAAGTTAAGCCACCAAGATCTTCAAATGTTCAAGCAAAGTCTGACAATACCCTTGGATCAAGAGCGGCAGATAATGCATTCAAGAAGATCATTGTTGAAGAAAAGCCTAAGGATGACAATAAGGTTGCACTTTGGTCAAATAAGAATATTAGATGGACAGGTATTGGCTCATTGTCAAAGGGTTACAATATTGTAACAAAGGAGGCATCCGAAAAATGGCTTAACAAGGAAGGTATCCGTAGTGCTACCCCTGAAGAAGTGGCAACATATTTCGGTAAATAATATATGGAGATTTCAAGAGTACATCCATTCCCATTAATGTTTAATCAGTCTGGATTTGATGCGGATACAGAATATGTGTTATGTATTCTTGAGATTAGATCTCCTAGTGATGCAAACGGTACTATATCCGTAGCCTTGCCCAATTACTTTTCTAAGTACGATGATGAATATCGTGGAGAAATTTATTACAATCTTTCAATGACACCAGAAACAACAATTTTACGCGGGGACATAGTATGGATAGATACGATTACTATTATGCGACCATATATTGATCCAGAGATTATTGCCGAAACTCCTGAAGATATTTCAGATGCAAAGATGTATGAAGAGATTGCCAGAGCAATTATAAATTCAATTACTGGTGGATTCATGTACAAGCGAGAAGTTGTTGAAACTGTTGGACTAGGAAACGATTATCTCTCAGTTCCATTTAGACTTAACAAAATTGTTAGAGTCTATGAGAATGATGTTATTGTGTATGATAATGAACCAGACAATCCAGAAACTTGGACAAATATAAGAGAGTATTATATTAGTCCAGATAAAGGAGCAATAACAATGCTTGTTCCAAATTCAAACGGCATAAATAGA